CGGTGCCAGCACCTTGGCAGGTGCCAGAAAGCCGTTATCCGTAAGCCATGCAGCGCTAGGCCCTTGCACCATCGACTGGTAATGCTCACCTAGGCCGCGACCGTCACCTCTAATAGGTGTAGCCGTAACGCCTAGCAGTTTGGCAGCCTGAAAATGAGCCAGCGTCTTAGCCCAGGTGCCAGCCGTAGTGTGGTGCGCCTCATCAACCACCAAAAGCTGAAAGAAATCCCTGGGCAGCAGGTGCAAACGTCGTGACAATGTACCGACACTTGCAACCTGCACCGCATGAGATAAATCCATGCCACGTTTTGCGGCGATAATCCCATGCTGCACACCCATGCCAGCAAGGCCCCGGCTGGCTTGATCCAGCAGCTCCTGCCTATGCACCAGGATGCAGACGCGATTGCCCTTACGTGCCGCACCTTGGGCGATGTATGAAAAACATACAGTTTTACCACCTCCAGTCGGAAGTACTGCAAGAACTGCACGTTTGCCGAGCTGGTATTGAAGCCGAATATCCGTGATGAGTTGTTGCTGATACGGGCGGAGGTTCATTTGTCTACGTAAACCCCATAACGATTAAAAGCCTCACGGATACGATGAACGCCGGAATGACACTCCTTGCACGCAATCATGATGTTGTCGCGTACATCGGCGCCGCCGTCTTTAACTTCAATAATATGATGCGCCTCAAGCGGCACCATCGGTTGAAGTGATTTAAGTAATGCGCGGTCACGCAAGCAAATCCAGCAATAATCCCGCATATCATCCGGCACCAAGTCAAACAAATCACGATTGACTTTGCGGCGGACAGTTTTCAACTCGTTTGGCTTTGAGATCCATGCGTGCCCATGCGTAAGGCAACGGATTTCGCCGTGATGCTGGGTGTCGGCTCGAAGCTTAAACGGTGACTCCTGCCCGCATTTTGGGCAAGGCATGGTTTCCATAAGCTGGAAGAGCGGCTTGCGTATCGTAGCACAGGGTGCTACAGTTGGCAAGCCACTGAGCTTTTATGGATTATCAGCAATTTCTAGACCAAAAAACGCATGAGGGCGCAACTCACGGATTTGAGCCTGTGTTTATGCCGCCGCAGTTGTTTGATTTCCAGCAATCGCTGGTTAATTGGGCTGTACTTAAAGGACGTGCTGCAATCTTTGCCGACTGCGGGCTTGGCAAAACTGCCATGCAGCTTGCGTGGGCTGAAAACGTGGTCCGCTACACCAACAAGCCTGTACTAATCCTCACTCCATTGGCAGTAGCGGCTCAGACCATCCGCGAAGGCCAAAAATTTGGCATCGACTGCAATCGCAGCAGCGATGGCGCCGTGCCGGGTCGCATCGTAATTACTAATTACGAACGACTGGACCGGTTTAAACCGGTTGATTTTGCTGGTGTTGTATGCGACGAATCAAGCATTCTGAAATCGTTTGATGGTGCCCGCCGCAATGAAATCACTGACTTCATGCGCAAGGTTCCTTACCGGCTGCTGGCAACTGCCACTGCGGCGCCAAACGACTTTATTGAGCTTGGCACCAGTTCCGAAGCTCTTGGATACATGGGCCATATGGACATGTTGGCTCGATTTTTTAAAAACGACCAAAACAATTTGACCAGCCGGCGAATGTATGGCGAGGCGCCAAAGTGGCGGTTTAAAGGCCATTCGCAGCAACCTTTCTGGCGTTGGGTTACTAGCTGGGCTAGGGCTTGCCGTCAGCCTTCAGACCTTGGCTTTGATGATGGCCGGTTTATCTTGCCCGCATTGAATGAAAACGATCACCTGATAGAAACCAACACGGTGCCTGAAGGTATGTTGTTCGCTATACCAGCGACAGACCTTAGGGAGCAAAGAGCTGAAAAAAAGCGCACAGTTGCCGAGCGATGCGATCAAGTCGCCAGCATGGTTGCTGATACCGGCCAGCCTGCGCTGGTGTGGTGTCACTTAAACGAGGAGGGCGACTTACTTGAGCGGTTGATCCCAGATGCTATCCAAGTGTCTGGTAAAGACAAAGACGAGGTAAAGGAGCGTCGCTTAATTGATTTCGCCGAAGGTAAGTCAAGGGTATTAATTACAAAGCCCAAAATTGGCGCATGGGGGCTTAATTTTCAGATATGCAATCACATAACTTATTTTCCCTCGCATAGCTTTGAGCAGTATTACCAATCGGTTCGCCGTTGCTGGCGATTTGGTCAAAAGCGACCTGTAACTGTTGACATTATTCTGACCGAAGGCGAAAGGCGAATTATGCAAAACTTGCAACGCAAACGAGGTCAGGCTGAGCAAATGTTTGGCAACCTTGTTGCCGAAATGAACCACTCGCTGGATATCCAGCGCAAAGAATACAACACCACATCTATTGAGATCCCATCATGGCTATGATCACTGATCGCTACGCAATTTACAACGGCGATTGCATTGAAGTAATGCAAGAGCTGCCATCATCTTCTGTGCATTTTTCTATCTATTCCCCGCCGTTTGCTGGATTGTATGTTTACAGTTCAAATGAGCGCGACATTAGCAACTGCAAAGACTACGATCAATTTATGAGTCATTATGGCTTTGTAGTCAAAGATTTGCATAGGTTGACATTACCTGGTCGATTAACCGCTGTGCATTGCACGGATATATCAAGCGGCAACAGCGGCAAGGATTCACTGATTGATTTACCTGGCAAGATTATTGAGTTGCACCAGCAGCTTGGTTGGCATTTTGTAGCTCGCCATACGATATGGAAAGAGCCTTTATGGGTTCGCAATCGTACAATGGTAAAAAGTTTGGCTCACAAAACAATTGTAGATGATGGCGTTTATGCCGGTGTTGCTAGCGCTGATTACTTATTGATATTTCGACGCAGCGGCGAAAATACTATACCAGTTGCGCATCCAACCGGGCTTGATCATTATGCCGGCGAATGCCCTATACCTACTGAGCTACATAAGTATAAAGAATGGAAAGGCAAGCAAACTGAAAACCGTTTTAGCCATTGGATATGGCGCCGATATGCATCTTCTATTTGGGATGATATCAACATGGGCCGAGTGTTGCCGTTCCGCGATGGTAAAGATCCCGACGATGAAAAGCATGTGCATCCATTGCAATTGGATGTAATTGATCGCGCTATTTGCCTTAGATCAAATCCAGGCGAAACTGTACTAACTCCATTTATGGGCGTTGGCAGCGAAGTCTACGGCGCCGTTCAGCTTGGCCGTCGTGGTATTGGGATTGAACTAAAGGAATCATATTACAATCAAGCAATTAAAAACATGGAAATAGCTGTCGAAGATACTCGCATACCTGACCAAGGTTCATTATTAAACGAGCAAGGGGATTTAATGTGAAGCTTGCCCATCCAACCCACATACGCCTTACAGCGGAATTGTTGCGGCATTTAGACCAATGGCGCGGCGATCGGATGTCGCGCGCAACAGCAATCAGACTGCTCCTTGAGCAGGCGCTGGCGTCACAGAAATGAACCTATACCAAGAACTTGCGCGGCTGCCTAGCAGCTGGGGTTTTGTTGCCGTTGATGGTAAAAAAAGGCCATACCAAACAGCATGGCAAGACAACCCGCTCACAAAAGATGCACTTAGCGCCGAGCTAAATGGCGGCAGTGCAAAAGCTATTGGCGTGTGTTGCGGGGTGCCATCAGGTGGTTTGCTGTTCCTTGACCATGACGGCAAAAGCGCCAGTAATATCCTCCGCGATTGGGGTTGCCCCATGTCGCAACTGCCTAAATCATGGACCGTAACATCAGGCCGCGACGGTAGGTTTCAAGTTATCTACCAAGTGCCAGAGCAATACTGGGCAGATATTGCAACACGTAAATACAAATCAGGCATAAGCGATAGTGAAGGTAAACCAGAACAAATTGAACTGCGTTGGACCGGATGCCAATCTGTAGTAGCAGGCGCTCATCCATTAACTGCCGGTTACCACTGGATTAAAAATTACAGCCCAGACGACTTAGAAATTGCAACTGCACCGTTTGCATTAATCGAGCGGATGCTAAAGCCCGTCCCAGTCGCGGCCATAACAATAGAACCGCGCAACAGCCTTGACGATGCTGCACGCGCACGCTCATACCTAGCTGCATTATCGCCAGCCCGCGCTGACGATTACGACATGTGGCTAGAGATTGGCATGTCATTGCATAGCATTGGCGACGACAGCCTGATAAATGATTGGCAGTCATGGTCTGAGCAATCAGGCAAACACAAACCCGCCGATTGCACCAACAAATGGCGCAGCTTCAAGAAATCTGGCATCACGCTTGGCACGCTTGGCGATATGGCAAAAAAGGATGGCTGGCAATCACCCACACCGAAACCCAGGCGCATACTGTCACCATCAAGCCAAACGGCACCGATACTTACTAAACCTGAGAAACTTGAAGCTGCCGAGTTATTAGCTTTTTTGCGTAGCGAAGCCCAAGATATTAGGTTTAATACCTTCACCCAGCAAATTGAGATAAAGCAAGATCCAATCAAAGGGTTAGATCGTTTTTACCTTACGCTTGCAGAACGTGGCTACAAGGTATCAAAAGAATTAGCAATTGATTGCTTAGTTCAAGTTGCAAATGAGAACTCATATGATCCTGTTTGCGAATATTTAAATGATGTAGCCGCAAGGAACAACCCAGGCTATATAGACCGCCTCGCTACCACTTACCTGCGGCCATGTGATGCTGACATCAAGCAACCAACTATTTACGATGAGATGTTAAAACGTACCTTAATTGCAGCCGTTAGGCGTGCATTTGAACCTGGAGCCAAACATGATACCGCTTGCGTATTAATGGGTGATCAAGGTGCTTACAAATCCAGCTTTTGGGGTTGCCTCGGTGGCCCATTCTTTAGCGATGCGTTAGGCGATATATCGACAAAAGATGATCTTATGGTATTACATAGAAGCTGGATAATGGAATGGGCAGAATTAGACCATATAACAAATCGCAAGCACGCAGGTTTAGTAAAGTCGTTTTTATCACAATCA